TATCGACATGCTGAATGAAGCTATTGTTATTTCCAGTTACGTTGAAATTAAAAACCATTTGCTGTTTAGATTTTTCTTTGTTCTGATAAGGATCTTCACAGTCCGCTTCAACTATGACATCTTCTGGTGAGCCATTAGCATCATTCTCAGCTGTGTCACAATCTTCAAGCTGAATGTATCTGAGTTTGATATCTACTGGCCAATCGGCACCAATATCTCCTTTGTAAATCCTTTTTGCTCCACCGGCAGACGGACACCAGGAATCGAATGTTTCAGCCCCAACTACATTATCAACACTACATACCGAATAATGAAATACACCTAATAGAAATGACTGCAAAGGAATTTCTTTCATATTTATGAGTTCTTTTTTCTGCGCTGTTGTTCCATCTTCTTTGATATAGAACGATTGGCTATCATCAATGCAATTATCCAACGATATTAATTCGACGAGTGCTTTCACGAGCAACTCGTCTTTTTTTATATCTCCTCCAGCATCAATGAAGTCCTCCACAAAGCGGCACATTTTTCTCAATGTATCCACATACTCGTTCTTCACTCTTTCGTCAAAAACTCTCAATGCCGTTTTATCACCGAACGGGAAGTAGCCTCCGCCTGCATTCTTGCATTTCTTATATTCTGAAGCGTTACCCTGAATTGTTTTAATTTCAGTCGGCATTGGTGTCGCTAAATCAGAACGTATCACTCTGGCCAAACCAATCAAAGTTTCATATTCAGTTAATCCATCTTTTTTTCCTGCGTAGTGTTCATTTGCACCCAGCAGTTGCTTTCTAGCCTCTAAAAGTAAGGTGAAAAACGTACCGCCACACAGTCTTAAATTTTCATTTTTTGTCATTGATTGTCCCTCTAACCAAATTTACCTACTCAACTTACTCAACTGTGAATGGCAGGCCTACTCAACTTACTATTTTCTAGCCCTGTGAAAAGCCACAGGGATTTTTTGATGTTTGTCGGCCGTCGAATCTGATGAATATAAACCAGAGCAACCCCCAACAAACCCTACTAAATCATTATAACACTTTTCGACATTATTTTCAATGTAGCGAGTATGAACGAACAATAAACTCTACAGCGAAATATGCCTGAAATCTCTGTTTCCACCTGTGACTGGTCACAAATCTATGCCAATCACAGGAGGTAAATGTTATGGCAAACAAAGACAATCAGAGCAAACAGCATCGTATCTACGTCAAAGAATCTAAAAGCTGGGTGGATGTCAACAAGGAGTTCTACACGAACTACTACCGTGACATCAACGCCTATCGCAAGCGTCAGCAAGAGCATGGCCGTTGTGTCTGCCCTGCAAGCAAACGCTACTTATGTGACATGGATTGTTTAACCTGTCCTTATGCTAAGGCTGGCGATCAGCTTTCTCTCGACAACACCATTAGTGACGGTGACGGAAACGAAAAGAGCTGGCTTGATGATATGCCAGATGAGTCTGCAGCTATCGCTGAAATATTAGAGGATGCAGAACTTCTTCGTGCTCTCTATGCAAAGCTGAATGAGCTGGACCCGGAAGGTCGTCTTATCTGTCAGCTTATTATGGAAGGAAAATCGGAACGTGACTGCGGCAAGGAAATGGGCCTCTCTCGTAATACATTCGTGTATCGAAGGGACAAGCTGTTCCAGAAGCTCCGCTCCGAGCTTAAGGACTACATCTAATATGAATGGTCGTCCTCTGATTTTTCAGGGGACGATTTTTCTTTTCAAAAAAATTTCTTATATTTTTCGGCCAAACGGCCATCTCACCTCCATTGAGTAGTGTAAGGCGAAACAAAGCGACCTACAGAAAGCGAGGTGAACATCGTGAGTAAGACTTTTCACAACAAAAGCGGCACTGACGCAGAAATGATTGCAACTCTCACTGCAATCAGTCAAGTATCCGCAAGAATGGCGAAGAATCTCAGAATCATCGCCGCACACAGACAATCCGAGGAAGGAGAAACAGTAAATGTCAAAAATGAACGATATGGCTATGACCATCGAAGAACTGAGAAATGCTGCCACTGCTATTAACGATGCAGCAAACTGGCTCGCACAGCAGTTTTCATCTGATGATAAGCAGCAAGCTGAAAATATTGCTGCTAGACCAGAAAAGAAAACAAAACCTGCATTGACTCTTGAGGATGTTCGAGCTGTTCTGGCTGATAAATCTCGTGCCGGACACACAGCTGAAATTCGAGAACTTCTTAAAAAGTACGGTGCAAGCAAGTTGTCACTCGTAGACCCGAAATATTATGAAGCCCTGCTCAGGGAAGCGGAGGTGCTCTAATATGCCACCTAAAGGACATGCAATCCTCTCCGCATCCTCTTCTGACCGCTGGCTCCACTGCCCACCATCAGCAAGGCTCTGCGAAACCTACGAGGATAAAGGTAGTGATTATGCTGCAGAAGGCACCGATGCCCACTCTCTTTGTGAGTACAAGCTCCGCAAAGCACTTGGCATGAAAGCTACTGATCCAACAAAAAGTCTCGACTGGTACAACACCGAAATGGAAGATTGTGCTACCGGGTATGCCTGCTTTATCATGGAGCTTTTGGAAGAGGCCAAGCAGACCTGCTCCGACCCTGTTGTTCTGATTGAACAGCGAGTGGACTTCTCACGTTGGGTAGAACAAGGCTTCGGAACATCTGATGCCATTCTCATCAGCGACGGTACCATGCACGTAATTGACTACAAGCACGGTCTTGGAATTCTCGTATCCGCTGAGGACAATCCGCAGATGAAGTGCTACGCCCTTGGCGCACTGGAACTCTTTGATGATATTTACGACATCGATACGGTCAGCATGACCATCTATCAGCCCAGACGTCAGAACATTTCTACCTGCGAAGTCAGCAAGGATGACCTGTATCAATGGGCTGATGAAGTTCTGAAGCCTACCGCAGACCTTGCCTTTGCCGGTGATGGAAGTTTCCTGTGTGGTGAATGGTGCGGATTCTGTAAGGCAAAGCATGAATGCCGAGCCAGAGCGGAAGCCAATCTTCTACTCGCACAGCACGATTTCAAGCTGACGCCACTGTTGGAGGATTCGGAAATCGAAGTCATCCTCTCCCGTGTCGACGAACTGGTCGCTTGGGCAGGTGACATCAAAGAGTATGCACTCCAGCAAGCAATCAGCGGTAAAGAATGGACCGGCTGGAAGCTGGTCGAGGGTCGTTCCAACCGCAGATACACCAGTGAAGACGCTGTATCGAAAGCTGTCAAAGCTGCTGGTTTTGACCCTTACGAAAAGAAGTTGCTTGGTATCACGGCCATGCAAAAGCTGCTCGGTAAGTCTCGCTTCGAAGAACTTCTTGCAGCCTATATCGAAAAGCCACAAGGCAAACCTATTCTTGTGCCGGAGAGTGATAAACGCCCGGCAATGAACACAGCAAAAAATGATTTTATGGAGGAATATGACAATGAGTAAAAATGCAAAAATGACAAATCCCATGAAGGTTATCACTGGTCCTAACACACGCTGGAGCTACGCCAACGTCTGGGAACCGAAATCCATCAACGGTGGCACTCCGAAGTACAGTGTCAGCCTGATCATCCCAAAATCTGACACCAAGACTGTCGCAAAGATTGAAGCTGCTATCGAGGCTGCATACCGTGAAGGGGAAGCAAAGCTCAAGGGCAACGGCAAGTCTGTACCAGCTCTTTCCGTACTTAAGACTCCTCTTCGTGACGGAGATCTTGAAAGACCGGATGACCCTGCTTACGCTGGCAGCTACTTTGTAAATGCCAATGCGACCTCTGCTCCGGGCATCGTAGATGCAGACCGCAATCCTATCCTCACTCGCTCTGAAGTTTACTCCGGAGTCTACGGTCGTGCCAGCATCAGCTTCTACGCTTTCAACAGCTCTGGTAATAAGGGCATCGCCTGCGGTCTTAACAATCTGCAGAAGATTCGTGATGGTGAGCCTCTTGGTGGTAAGGCTTCTGCTGAATCTGACTTTGCAACTGATGACAACGATGATTTTCTTGACTAACGGAGGTAACAAACTATGGAGACAATTATGATTAGTACAATCCTTGTAAACATCTGTATCGGCTGTTTCGCATGTGTTGGCCTTACTACTGCAATCTCTATGATTCAGAGTATCATCAATGATCACAAACGCGAAAAGCGTGAACAGGAAAAGGACAAGCGTGATCTCGAATATCATGAAAAACGCATGAAAGACTTTAAGTAATCTATCAACCTGCTGGCGGTGGTCTTACTTCCGCCAGCACATCTTTCGACAAAAGGAGACAATCTATGAATGAATTTGCAGAAATCTTAAATCTATTTATTGCTAACGTCATCGCATACACCTTTTTTGTAGCGGTATATGGCTTCATCATTTATAACGTAGGAAAAATCATTCTCTATCTTATCCGCTATGCGGTATACCATATCCGCCGTGACATCAATAAATATAAATCCAATAAAGATAAACAGTAACACGGCAAGCGGCAGGGATTTCTCTGCTGCCTGTTTTATAGAAAGGACAATCTCATGAAAACACTTAGCATTGATATTGAGACCTACAGTGATGTGCCTCTTCAGAAAACAGGCGTCTATCGCTATGTGGAGTCTCCAAATTTTGAAATCTTACTCTTTGCCTATAGCGTAGACAACCAGCCCGTTCGGGTGATTGACCTTGCCTGCGGAGAACAGATTCCAAAAGAAGTTCTTCTTGCCCTGGAGGATGAATCTGTCATCAAGTGGGCATTCAATGCAGCTTTTGAACGCATCTGCCTTTCTCGTTTCTTAGGATACCCGACCGGAGAATATCTGGAACCTGAAAGCTGGCGCTGCTCTATGATTTGGGCAGCTACAATGGGACTCCCACTCTCCTTGGAGGGTGTCGGTGCTGTTCTCGGTTTGGAAAAACAAAAGCTCTCAGAAGGAAAAGATCTCATCAAATATTTTTGCCAGCCCTGTGCTCCCACGAAGACCAATGGGCAGCGTACAAGAAATCGTCCCTTCCATGCTCCTGATAAATGGGCCATGTTCAAAAAATATAATGTCCGAGATGTGGAGACTGAAATGGGCATCCAGCAGAGGCTCGCAAAATTTCCCGTTCCGGCTCAGGTCTGGGATGAATACCATCAAGACCAAGAAATCAATGACCGTGGTGTACGCTTAGATATGGAACTTGTTGCTGCTGCCATTGAAATGGATACTCGCTCCAGAACGCAACTGACCGATACCATGAAGGAAATCACACAGCTAGAAAATCCAAATTCCGTCCAACAAATGAAAGCATGGCTTTCAGATAATGGATTGCAGACAGATACCCTCGGCAAGAAAGCTGTTGCAGAACTCTTAAAATCTGCTTCTCCGAAGCTCTCGCAAGTTCTTACTTTAAGGCAGCAGCTGGCCAAATCCTCCGTCCGTAAATATCAGGCAATGGAAAAGACTGTGTGCGCAGATGGTCGTGCCCGTGGCATGTTCCAGTTTTATGGTGCCAATCGAACCGGCAGATTCTCTGGTCGTAATATTCAGCTGCAGAACCTCCCGCAAAATCATCTTTCAGACCTTGCAGAGGCTCGCTCTTTGGTACGCTCCGGCAACTTTGAAGCTGTGGAACTTCTCTACGAAGATGTGCCAGATACCCTTTCCCAGCTCATTCGTACTGCTTTTATTCCCAGAGAAGGTGCACAATTTCTTGTGGCTGACTTTTCTGCTATTGAGGCCCGTGTCATTGCATGGTTTGCCGGTGAAAAATGGCGTCAAGATGTCTTTACCAAAGGCGGCGACATCTACTGCGCCTCTGCATCGCAGATGTTCAAAGTTCCTGTTGAAAAACACGGTATCAATGGCCACCTCCGTCAAAAAGGCAAGATTGCAGAACTTGCCCTTGGCTATGGAGGTTCAGTCGGAGCCTTGAAAGCGATGGGCGCTCTGGATATGGGACTCACCGAAGAAGATCTCCATCCGCTGGTAGATGCATGGAGACAATCTAATCCAAACATCGTGAAATTCTGGTGGGATGTTGATCATGCTGTCATGGAAGCCGTAAAGTTCAAGCACACTACTTCGGAATATGGACTGACCTTCTCCTGCAGAAGTGGCATGCTCTTTATTACTCTCCCATCAGGGA